GCATCTGTAATGACATTGTTTTCTACCTTGATTTGGAGTTGCAGTACATCACCACACGCAGGAGCTCCTACCAATCCGGTACCTACACTAGAATCAGTCTTGTCCATTTTTCCAACGTTACGAGGATTCTCGTAGTGATCCAAGACTTCGCTTGAGTAAGCCATATTAAATTTCCTTTGTGTTAGTGTAAACTAATTAACCGCGTTTTGCAAGAGCTGATTTAGCCATTGCATCTACAGTCTTTTCTGGTGCGGTACGTGGAGCATTTTCATCTCCAATTGCAGCTACCTCGGAATCGTCGGCAAACGGAGCAAGATACACATACTTGACTCCGGTGTTGTCGTCCTTGATGTCTTTGATTAGACCTTTGATTACTTCATTGTCGCTATACGAATCAAGAAGATTCTCTAGTGTAAATTGTTGATCACCGGTGGTCTGTACAAGATTAATTAAACTGTCAGCCCGTACTCTGGGCTGTACATGTGTGTCGTGTGCTCGATTGCGCAAAAACTCCAACGTGGTGATAAGATTGGCATCACCACGCCCTTCAGCTTCATCTTCAATGATTTCGTCGATGTGATCTTCGACTATAATGTCACGAACTCGCATTAACGACGCTCTCTACCAATTTCGTTTGGTCCTGCAGCAGCATCAGTGGCAGCAAACTCATCTGTATCCATGTCACTGCCCATGTCTGCACCCATGCCCATGCCATCTGGTGCTGCAACTGGAGGCATTGCGCTGCCCATGCCCATGGGTTGTGCTACTTGTTCGCCAGCCAATTGTCTTGCTGCTGTGTCTGCTGCTTCACGTGCTGCACCCAATTGCTCAACCATGTTGGCCAATAGCGTACCTACACTGGCCTTGAACTGATCTGCTTGTTCCATGCCAATTTGATCACGGATAGTGTCAAGCAAGGCAGGCATTTGCTCGTTTTGTATTTTGCTTACATCTTCTAGCATGTCTTGAATACTATCAACCATGTCTTTGGCGGCCAGGATAGCTTGGCTTTTGCCCATTTCGCTTTCCATAATAAGTATTTGCTTATTTTCTACCATCCAGCGATGCAGTCCTTCGCGCACCATTAGCAGTTCCATGTACTTGGGATTCTTTTCTGCTTGGTGTGCACCGTGGCTGCTCTTGATCTGATTTAGACTTTCTGTTAGCCCACGGGCCAATTTATAGGCTTTTGTAAAGTCCAAGTTGGCATAGTCAATCTTGATGCCAAAACGGCTTTCCATTACTTTATTAATTTTTTTAGCGGTAGGCTTGGTGCCCATTTCTGTTAATCTCATAGTGGTAGTTTCCCAAAGTTCAAGTATTTAGCCGAATTTAAAGTTTTTTTCAAAATATCTAAAAGATGGCGGCGCTGCGTCTTGGCATCGATACATCTATTTAACACTGCTGCAGATTTTACCAAATCACGATTCTTTGATAAAGTATACTCGTAGTATACAATATCTATGTCCAGTCTACCAATTTTGGTGTCTAAATCTAGCAAGTGCTGTGCTGCGTCAAATTTTTGTTTTATTTCGTTGATGCAATAAACTATAGCATTTATTTTTGATGTGAAGTTATGTCGATGCTGACCGTCCAACTGCTCTACCCGCCAACATTGCTGATGTGTTCCAGTTATACGAAAATTTCCAACAAAAAACCCGTGAGTTCCAACAGGAATTACCACGGGTTGTGTTCTAAATCTTTTAAGTTCTTTTTCTGTCCAATTTTTTAAATGCTTTGTTCCCACATCTGCAAACACAGCTTGCGCTCTTGCTAGATCAGATCTTTTTCCTGTAGTAGATTTTGCCGTCTTCATTTTTTCTTAGTAATACATCCTTGTTAACCAGATGATTTGCAATCATGACTTGTCTATGATCAAAATCTTCTCTTGCAATAGTTGCACGGTCATGAAACTTGCCCAAGACATCTGCTTCTTCGTTGGTTAGTGGTACATGTACTTTATTTACTAGTTCTACAATTTTCATTTTTATTTCAGTATCAATTGAACCAGCACTGTGATCAAGCCAGTTGTTAGAGCAACACCAAATGCTGTTCCTATACTGATAATTTGACCGCTGGTAGCACCAACAGTTTCTGCTTTGGTATCTGACAACTTTGTTCGTATGATAATAATATGTTCTTCCAACGTACTCATACGATTTTCTAATTTATCTAGTTTATCTTCCAAGCTTCGGTATCTTTCAGCACACAAGTCCACGTGCGCACCAAGGTTGGTTCTTTCGCTCTCTGCCATTTTATTTCCATTCTTTTAGTTAAAGAGGGTTCTGTAGTGTTGCGTAAATGTGCCATGAGAGTTGCCTGAGTGTGTCGTAAATCAAATAGTATTTAAGTGAATTCTACCAGTTTTAAAGTATATGTTTTTAATTGCTCCGTACGGGTAAAAAATTGGTAGCATAAAACGAGCAGTTTCCTCAAGTCCACATATGATAGGCACCTGAGCAAAGTCCAGATCTAGGCCACCGACTGGGTCGTTGTTGTGCAAAAATACATCCTCGGACTCTACACCAAAACAAAATATCCATACACTGTGATTACCCCTGTACATTTCGCCAAATCCACTGTTGTGATCTATTTCAAATTCTTTAACTATTGGACCTTCAATCAACTGTGGCTGTGACCTTAGACCAATAACCTGTAGTACTGTTTCCCAGTTGCGTTGCTGATTTCGTGCAACCTCCTGCTCCGCCCGGTGTCTAGTAACTCCGGTAGCAGTGATGTCAACTAAGGTAACGCCAGTAAAGAATTTCATACAGATATTTATAGCCAATAAAAAAGGCAGAACAAATCTGCCTTTGGTTTAAGTCATTGACTTAATTACGAAACTACAAAGCTTGTACCGTCAGTAACAGTTGCGCTTGATAGGTTAGCTGAACCTTTCTTTGTGCCAATTGCTTGTAGTGCTGTTTGTAATGCACTTGCTGCTGGTGCATTAACACCGTCACAGATCAAGCTGATTGCACCAGTGGTTGCATGAGAATAGTATGCTAACACAGGTGGGAAAGCTTGGATAATTGCTTCAAATGCTTCGTTTGCTGCGTCATCTTCAGCTGATAAGTTTACAGATGCAACTATGTATAATTTTATACTTTGTCCAGGAACAACCAAAGTTCCGGTGGTGCCTGCGAAATTGTAGCCTGCGCTACGATCTATTCCAATTGCCATTTTATTTCTCCTAAATTATTTGCGTTTTCCGCATGTTAGTATTTATGTTAGCTATAAAAAAAGTAGACCGAAGTCTGCTTTTTCGTAAATTAGCTTTAAATTAAATTAAGCTAGTTTGATACCAGTTGATGTAACTGCTGCTAATGTTGGGAATACGTTACCGTATGCACCAATGTTGCCCGTAGCAACTGCTAAAGCACGGATCTGTACTTGCATTTCTGCAGCAGTCCATGAACTACGCTCAGTAATAACACTCAATTGTGCTGTTGCACCAGTTGCGTCAACTTGGAAAGCCAAGATTGATGCATTTGATGCGATTGTTTTTAACATTGTGTCAACTGCACCAGTTACGCCAGCGCCACTTGGGCCTTTTAATCCATTTGCCAAGTTGGCAGTAATACCAAGAGTGGTAATTTTGTAAGCCTGAATTGGGCTTGCAATACCGGTATTGATAACAACTGCATTTGAATTTCTGGTGATGTCATCACCAACGTTAATTACTACTTGTGAATCACCGCTTACTCTTTGGACTCCAATTGCCATTATATTTCTCCTAAATTATTTGCGTTTTCCGCATGTAAGTATTTATACCAGTTAGCCATTTTTTGCAAAATTAGCCGCAGAAAACACTTCACGATCTACTATTTTTACTAGTCCACTAGGCGTAGGAAACACAAATCCTTCGCCAGCTGGCTGGTTGTTTACATATTCTTCAATTCCTTGTACTTGTGGTGCCAGTTGCTTGGCTAGACTTTGTTTAAATGCATAGATGCTGTTCCAGATGGCTTTTAGGCCTGCATAACCTGGGCTTTCTACAATTTGTCCTTGCTGATCTTGTGCAAACAGTGTACCAGTCTGGTCATCTTCGGCCAAGGCTTGATATTGTTTCTGGCTCACGTTTGCAGCCAACCAGTCTGGCAGTGCTTCTCTGGTTTGCCCGGTAATGAATTTATTAAAGTATGTTTTAATTCTGTCTCTTGCACTTTGCGGAACAGTACTTAACAATTGGTCAACCGCAGCACCGTATTTCTGTAGTGCGGCATCTGCAGCACGTTCTTGTTGTACGGGGGTTTTTAGCGTAAATCTATTTCCTGCAGTTGGACTTATAATTGCAACACCACCAGGTACCGTGGCCAGGCCTTGACCATTCCATTGCACAGGTGTTGCGCCAGGTTCGGAGTAATATTGATGTACTACAACGCCACCTGCAGTCCCGGCTATTTGCTTACCCAACGGACTACCAACCGGGATACGATATTCTACCAGATTGGGCTTGAAAACAAACTTGCCTTGGACTGGTTGCAATTGTCCAGCGTACAACAAATCGCCCCAGTAAAACCCCGGGCCTTGTACCGCTGCATTTAATCCTGGCCATATTGCCGCCAATAAGTCATACAAGCTACCACGTAGATTTCCTGATGCTTTGTTGGCATCATAGGTCTGCCAATCTTGAACGCTCTTGGCCATTGACCCGGCGTCCCACATGTACTTGTCCATTACAGCCAGCTGGCCGTCTGTGTCTCGGCCAAATATCAATGCAGGCTTACCGTCCCATTTAATGGTCAAGTTATTTGGATTTGCTATGACTGCTTTAAGCCCGGCTACTTGTTGTGCTGCCGCGGCACTTCCGTTAAATATTGCATCTTCGGGGTGTGGAGTTCGAGGATCTGCTGCCTCAGTTAACATGTTGATAAAATCTAGTATCATTGGGCAAACTTGTCCGAATATGTTCTGAACCATGCTGCGGTTCCTGGGGCAGGTGCGGATTCAGGCAATTCTATATTGCTTTTGGCCAGTGTTTCTCTAGCAGCAGCAATCAATTGATTGTAGTCTGGTCGTTTACTGACCACGTCAACGATATCATCGGCACTGTTAAGTTTTGCTACAGGAATACCGGTTACCTTGCTCAAAGTGGCAGGACTCTTGCCATTTTCTACAGTGGCGTTGGTGGCACGATCTACTAGCCCATTCTTGTAACTCCATTTTAGAGCAGGATTTAATGCATTCACAATGCTGGCCAAAATAACATGTCTACTCATACCGGTCAACTTGCTGCCTTCCGCAGCACCACTCATGCTGAACGCCTGCCAGGCAGGTTCTCCAAACATCAAGTCAGATTGCACATATCCGTTGGCAGGATCACCTGCTATGGGAGTTAAAATATGTACACTGTCTCCGGATTTTTTAATAGAGCCTTTGTCAATTCCGTTAGTCAACAATGTCTGTATTAATACATC